TTATAACATCAATGGGCACATGAGTACATTGTCAATCTTGTCGCACCTCAATCTTTGTTTCTGTCCATGCTCGTTGCGTCCATGAATAACCCGATTCTCGATTGTGAGTTATTTCTGGGTGCTTGACTTTTGAAACTTCGATCGGTGTTTCAAGAGGCTCGGTTCTTGGATATAGCCCAATGAATTCTTCCCAATGTGCATATGCAAAATCATTCCAACAACCTTGACTACAAAAATGTGAAAAGAAATTATTTGCGTTCCAACTATTTTTTGCAATCTTACGAGTTCTTAAAACCTTTTGACCTTTAACACCTCGCACTCTATCTTGTGTTTCATGCTTATGACAACTTGGTCCATGACACCAATTATATTCACTCATTCCAACTCCTTTTCATTCTTCTCATTTCACTATAAAGTTCTAGCATTTGAAATTTATCGCAAGACTTAATCCAATTAATTAATTCTTCACGCATTTCTTTTTGTTCTTCATGTGCTTTCGCTTTGTTATTGTCAATCACTTCAAAGTGTGTTTCGTTTTGTTCAGCCATATTATCCTCTATCTATTATTGTCCAACTGTCTGTTGCAGTTCGGTATTCGTTTTTATCTACATCAAAATAAGTCATTAACATTCTATTTGCTTTTGATGTCCAATACTTACACTTATCTGTCCAAAGTGCATTTCTTGTAATTGTCATTTTATCTTTTGCCGAAAAGTATCTTACTTTAAATGGTTTGTTGTTTATCATATTCCTCGCTTTCTATGTGCCCATTATAACACAATGGCGAGAGTATCGCCATTGTGCAGATTGTCGCAGTTAGTTGATCGCCTCTTGTTGCATTAAACCTTTTGCAATAGCAATTTTTTGATCTCTAGTTAATTCAACTTTATCTTCTAAAAGACTAGCCAAATTTTCTGGACTATAAATTGATAATGCCATTGAACTACTTTCATTCAATACACTTTCATTCAAAGCAACTCCGACTTTATCAGCTAGTGCTTTAGCTTGGTCAAAGTATCTGTAAGATTTTAAACCCAATCTCAATTTGCTCATCTTATCTTCAACATAAGAAAATAATTGTTGATGTGATAGTTTAACATTTTCAACTGCTTGGTTATACATTTGAAAAACTTTAATCGTATCTTCATCAACTTTAAACTGTCTTGAATGACAATAATTACTTCCTATTGTCCAAAGTTTAAAATCGTTTTCCCATTCGTCTTGATGATAGATTGTGTTTCCTGTCTTGTCGTTTCTACTTCCATAACCTAAAAACTCCTCAACTCTACTTTCCATGTCATAATATACAGGATTTCTTTTTGAGTAATCATCTTGAAGTTTTAATTTATAATCTGCGTCAAGACCTTTTGCATTAATCTCATCTCTATAATAAGACCTTGCAAAATCTCTATCATCTAAATTAAACTTAACATGTTCTTCGTTTTCGGATTGGTACTCTCTACCCTCATCATCAACTTTAGTGATTGGTTGTGTAAAGTAAAAACAATTATCTTCATACAACTCGCCACCTGCACGATTATATTTTTGTGTCATTCTTCTAATCGTGTCAACATCTTCTTGAGGTTGATGTGCTCTTACAACTTTTTCTGCAAGTGATTTTGTAATCTCTCTTGCATGGTTGTAATTTTCTATTGCTTTTAGATGTGATTGTCTTTTGGGATTATCTTCACTTTCCCAATGTGCTTTAAAAACATCTGCAATAGTTTTTCTTTTTTCTGCGTTTAGTGTTAGTCTTTTAGTCATTTGACCTCGCTTTCTATATTTATATTATTATATTATTGTGTCCGAATTATGACTACCATTAGCCAAAATTACTGTGTCTTTACTATCATCTAAATAAGGATCAACCTTTTGTAAATGATAAGTAATGTCTTTATTACTATTCAACTCATCTAAAGCTAATAATTTTCTAGTAGCAGTAGTCAAATTAAATATGTCTTTTGAGTAAATGCTATATCTAGCCTCGCCCAAAAAATACTCTTTTTCAATTATGAAAAATTTACTTTCTTTGTCCATTTATTCCTCCACTTTGTAGTTGGTTTTATTCTCAAGTCTAAAGGTATATAAAAATCTAAATCATCAATTATACTTTCACTCTCCCAAATTTCTTGAGCAAAAATAAAAGTTTGGTTTGTGAGATTTGTCATCTCACAATTTAGTTTTATATTTTCTTTTTTGACTTTCATGCGAATAGTTTACAAAAAAATTGTGGCAAGATTATGTCAAACCATTGGTCATTATTGTCGCACCCTGGACAAATTGTCGCAGTGTCAATTTGTTTCTTGACTTGGTCAAGATTGTCGCACCAAGGCTCAGGCCATACTTTCGCCACAATCCTATATTATTATATATTCCATCAGCCTCATTTGAGAGTTTATCGCTGAAACAAAACTATAAACTCTAACGGGACTTGCACCGGCAAAAGCAAGTAGGATTAGACTGGTCCTGGAAGATAGCCACTGGACCAGTACTGATCCCTGGTTCCTTATGCCCCAATAGCTATGGGCGGTAGAAATACTAGAGAATAAGGGACCTGGGATCAGTGGAAACATTGATCAGGATCAGTATCGTACGCTTTTTAGCTTTGATCGATACAGATTTTTATTATCATGGGACAGTACTAACTTAACCTAAATTTCTAATTGATCATTAGAAACTATGGCCTGAAAGGATGGCCGGTTAATCTCTGGTGCTGATCCCTGGTCACTTTCATCGGTGGTGGCGGAAGTGTGGAAGTGACCTGGGATCAGTTTAGAATGATTACAAAGTAAAAATTATTATGAAAGTAAAAGCACAAGCACCAAGCAACAAGCTGCGAC